GCGTATTGTGTTCTGCTACAATACGGTTGAACTCATCGAATATCTGCATGTCTGTATATACCGGAAACTTGCTCCGCTTCAACCGTAGCAGGATACGTCCCTCACGAGGACCAATCTTGCGGGCGCTCTGGTTACCGGTAGTACCGCTTACCAGCGCCACATAACCCCGCATCTTGTAGTCCCTGAACTTTTCCATCAGCCGGGATTCGCTTTTCGGTAGCGTATGGTTGAAAGACCTGCGGAGTTCTTCACATAAGGAAATGACAGTATTGCGTACAAGGCTTTTGTGGGTATAGCCATATTCGCTGTGTTTGTTTTGTAGTCCCGTTTCCTGTACTATCATGGCATTCATCACTTTGGCGTTGAGCACATATTCCTTCTGACGATCTATGGAAATCTTGGGAGTATAGGTCTTGTAGAATTCCACAGCCTTGTCATCACTTTTCAGGCGGATATTCATAGGGTTGGTTTGTACTTTTTTGAGTTGTTTTCGGAGATGTTCTTTAGCTTCGGGATTCTTGGTATCGTAAGCCACACGAATGGGTGGATACATAGTATCATAATAGATTAATGCTTCCCGATTCCTTGCGCCTCGACGAGCTACCGTCAGTTTACCCTGATTGACATATTTGTCATAAGCAGATTTACTGATGATGCCACTTTCTACAAGTTCTCTATAGCTGACACATATATTCTTACCGTACATTTCCATAATCAGAAACTTTTCTCTTTTATTTGTGCAAGCCCCGGCGTCGAACCGGGGAGCCGGCTACTTCCGCATGATAAGGGAAACTCCGGACTTGCTGAACAAACAGTTCCTAAACAGTTGCGGTATCCGTCT